ATAATAATTATAATCAATAATATTATTAAGATTTCTTGTTAATATTCCTGAAATAATTTCAAGAGAATTGAAATCATAATCTGGCCTCAAAAAATCTTCTAATTCAGTATATCCTCCAATATGTGTATTATTGTCTTTGATGTATATTTGGGGAAATTTAATTCCAGTTGGATATTCGCCGGATAAAAGTATATCTTTATAACTTTTTTCTTCAAATGTTATATTATTTTTTACCATTAATCCCTTTGCTAAATCACAATAAACACAATTAGGCTTTGAATAAATCAGAAATATTTTACCAGAATAATCTTTAGGAACTATAAACTTTTTCAATGAAATTGATGCCAAATTACAAACTGCTGACTCATTTTGATCCGTATATTCAATAATTTCTGTACATAAATTAGAAGATTGAATTGTTCCAAGATTTTGCTGATTCGATTTTGAGTTACAACTATCTTTATAAAGTAAATAAGGAGTACCAGTTTCTAATTGAGTATTTAAAATGCGAGTCCATAAATCGCGAGCTAATATTTTTTTTCTATATTTCTTTTGATCAACATATTTATTATATAATTGTACAAACTCTTCACTATGAACAGTATTAAGTCCAGGACATTCATTTGGACAGAATAAATACCAATCTCCATTATTTTGAACTTGTTCCATAAATAAGTCTGGAATCCATAAAGCATAAAATAAATCACGTGCTCTCTCCAGTTCATTTCCATGATTCTTTTTCAATTCCAAAAAGTCCTCAATATCAGCATGCCATGGTTCCAAATATACCGCAAATGAACCATTACGCTTGCCTCCACCCTGATCTACATATCTTGCTGTATCATTAAATACCCTTAACATTGGAACTAAACCATTTGATTTTCCATTCGTTCCCGCAATAAATGAATTATTTGCTCGAATTGTATGTGCAGATAATCCAATTCCACCAGAATGTTTTGATATTAGAGCACAATCTTTTAATGTATCATAGATCCCAGAAATTGAATCTTCCTTCATAGATAAAAGAAAACAACTGGCATATTGCTCTTTTCGAGATCCACCATTATACAATGTTGGTGTTGCATGAATAAAAAATTGATTTGACATATAATCATAAGTTTCAAAAGCCTTATCTATATTATTCCTATGAATTGATAATGATACTCTCATAAACATATCTTGAGGAGCTTCTATTATTTGGCCATTTACTTTGAATAAATAACTTTTTTCTAATGTTTTAAATCCAAAAAAATCAATATGATAATCACGATTATAATCAATATAATCATCAATTAAATCCTTATTTTCTCGAACTAATTCATGTAAGTAATCAGCGATAAGGGGTGAATGAACCTCTTGATTTTGATGCCAATATAATTTGGCCATTTTTTCTGAAAATGTTCCTTTTGTATTTTTATGATGATTTGATATCGCAATTCTACTTGCCAAATCTTTAAAATGAGGATGCTTTGAATACATTGATATTGCTACCTGTGATGATAATTCATCAAGTTTTACGGTAGTTATACCATCACACAATTCTTGTACTACTTGTTGTGCTACAATAGATACATCTATATCTAATGTTTTAGAAAACTCTGGACCTGATGCCAATGAATTTAAACGACTCAAGATCTTGTCAAATGAAACACCCTCAAATCGTCCATCCCTTTTTTGAACCTTCATTATTTTATACATATATAATGTGTTATATTATTTAAGTATTTTATTCCTTCAGAATATATTTATATTATAATTATATATTATGAAAAAATATTCTAAGAAAAAATCAAAATATTCTAAGAAATATACCAAAAAAAGATCAAAACATTCTAAGAAAAGCAAAAGATACATAAAGAAAAAGACTCATAAAAGAAAGAAAAAGTTTCAAGTTGAAACTAAAACAATGCTGAAAACAATCGTTAGAGATCTAAAAATACAATAAAAAAATATATATATATATTATAAATGGGTAAACAAACTGGATTTTACTGTGCTTTAGCATTCATCGCTGGATTTTTATTAGCGTATCTAATGAGTTCTCCTTCACCTAATTATGTTAATGATATTTATGAAGGCCTTAATTGTAGTGGGACTTGTTCTTCTGATGCAATATCTAATCTTAAAAAAGGTTATTATAAGGGGACAATGGTTTCCGATAGTAAGCGAGGGTTTCAATTACCCGCCGGCGCACATTTGCACGGTCTTGAGGGATTACAATTGTATGCCCATATAGATGATAATCACAAACTTGCTAATTTACTTCTCGGATATAACACTGCCCAAGGATTAAGTATGAGTTGTGAACATTGGAATAATTGGGACTGTCTGAAGGCGAAGGCTGAACTTACCGGAACCGCCGCCATGAATAAGAATGATGCCGACTTACTTTGGAACGATAGACGACACACATTAGATTTATCTTGTGGTCGAGCTGTGGGTGGTGGTGGGATACCTAGAATAACTTTGAATTCAGTAACAAATAATGATGCCTTTTGTTTAAGTATTTATCATACAGCAGAGGGCATGAGTGGGACTGTTGATTATAATTTTAAATTTGTAAGTGAAAATAAACCAGTTAATGCAAACAATACATTAGACTAAATCTTAGACAAACCATAAAGTTGAAGAGGTTTAGTAAGTATCTTTGAATATTTATCACATTCATAAATCATTTTTTTATAACTCACGAATCTTAAACTATTATCTGTTGATCTTTGCCGACAGCGAAAATCTTCACGATTTCCATACAGTGGAAGGATATATTTATTATTATCACTGCGAACATAGCAACTCACTAACATTATTATTATATTATTAATGATTTTGTTTAAATATCTTTATATAGATATCTATTTTCAATTTATGGTATTTATCAAACAATATCATACTGGAGGACAAACTCCATTCTTTGGACAGGGGGTTCTATCCGGATCATTACAATATTGAGTTTTTGTAGGATGATGTATACACTTGGGGGGTCCTTCTGGGAAGTACATTTTTTGTGATTGATCATCTATATGACATTCCTTATCATCACTACACTCATGATTTTGTTTTGTATAGCCTCGAGCGTGGTGGGCATAGCATATTTTTGGAGTGTGTATGCATGCGACTCCTTGATCTGCGACTTCAGAACCCCCTTCAACGACATTTCCACATATTGTTTTTATTAACTTTTGAGCCATAAAACCTAAAACAAATGCAACAAATATCATAAATATATCATTTTTTCTTAAAGACATATATATATATATATATATAAAATATTAATATGAATCTGTAAATATCTTTTTTAACGTGCTTGTTGATATTTTAATATCATGTTTTAATTGAAGAATACTAATTATATTTGTATTTTTCATTCCTTTATTTTTATATTTCAAGATTGTATTTATTTGTTCATCATTAAACTTTTTCTTTGTTTTTTTAGTTTCTTCTGGTTTTAAAGTATGATAATCTAATTTAATTCCATCACTTGTTTGAATATATCCCTTAATCTCCAAACGATTATAAGTGACATCTGCATGACATTTTTTACATAATCCTATTAAATTGTGCTTTTTATTTTTATGAAAATTTTCAATAATATTATTCTCATCAGCATCTTCTTGTGGTTTTATATGATGAGTTTCTTCCGCATTATTATTACAAATCTTGCATTTATCTAAAATAATATCAGAATTATATGTAGATGTTTTTGTATTTAAAATATATTTACTTTCATTACAAATATCATTTTTAGCTTCATTACATAATTTCATAAACTCATTTGAAATACCCATCGCTTCACATACTTTTAGTCCATAGATAGATGGTCCAGCACCATGTGATAATTTACGATTATAAATCAATACATTATCTTGAACATCAATTTTTAAATGATAAATTGATAAGTTAGAGATCCCTCTTATTTTTTGTAATTCTGTAAGTTGATGTAAATGAGAAGTTATCATAAATGAACATTTATTTTTTGAAAATGTTTGAATACTTGCTGATACTATTGAAATTGCCGAAACAGTTTCTGTCCCAGAACATAATTCATCTCCTAAAATGAGTGAGTTTTCATTTGATTTATTAAAGATATGTTTGAGTTCTTGAACTTCGACTGCGAATGTTGATTGAGATTTGAAAATATTATCATTGTTAAGGATTCTTGTAAATATTTGTTCATATGGATAATATTGAAATTGAGAACAAGATGTATATAATCCTGCTTGAGCCATAATAATATTTAAACCAATTGATTTCATTAGTGTAGATTTACCACAAGCATTTGTTCCATAAAGTAATATACCATCTTTATTTTCAATACCTAAAGTAATATCATTTGTAATATATTCTGTATCAGTATTAATTCTTTCTACAATAGGATGTCTTATATCATGGGCTTTCAAAAATGATTTATCAGAAGTAACGATTTCTGGACGACAATATGCGTTTTCAATTGATAATTTTGCATTACTAATAGAAACATCTAATTCAGATAAAAATGAGTTCATTTTATGAAAAATATCTTTATATTTTTGATATATATCAATCATAATATTTTTCCATAATTTCTTATTTAAATTGACCAATTTCTTTTGTAAAGATACAAGTTCAGTAGATAGATTTTGTGATATATCAAAATGAATAATTGTATTTGAATTATCTTTCTTTTTATATGAAAAATCTTCTTTATTAAATGAAAAATAAGTAGTATTTCCTTTAATAATATGAATATATTTATCACCTATATTAATTAATCTTTCTTTAAAAGTATTTGCCCTTTTATTTGTTGTATAAAGAAACCAATTAAAGTTTTCATTAAAATCTAATTTAACAGAATTATCAGTATGTAATATTTTTGAAAATCTTTCACAAATTAGTTTATATTTATATTGAATAGTTTCTATTTTATCAGTGATTTCATCCATTTCATTTGAATAATCTTTTTTAAAGAGAGATTTTTCATTCATAAGTGTATATTTACCAAAATTATCCCATTCAAAAATCTTATTTATTTCAATATAATAATCTTTCCATTTAAATATATCTTCATGATATATTTTATATTGTTCCCATATTTCAGGAAACTCTTCAACTTTTGAGATTAATAATTGAATAAAATCATATGATAAATAACATAAATAAAAATCATTTGATTTTAATAAATCTAAACTCATTAAACGATTATATTTTTCAAGATCAGCTATTTTTGATAAGTAATCAGTAAAATGTTCATAATTTTTATCTTTTCTTAAGGTTTCAATTTGATTATAACGATTTTCTATAATTTCGCTATTTATTTCAGGATATAATAATCGTTCTTTTAATAATCTTCTTCCCATAGATGTATTACAATTATTGCAAACTGAAAATAATGATTCATTTTTCCCTTTAAAATATGAATAATTATTAATTACATTTAATTGTCTTACAGAACTGGATGTTAATAAAAGATGTTTATTTTCTTCAATTACAGAAGGTTTTTCAATATATCTTAAAATATTTTCAGAATGTTCATAAACATATTGAAGCAAATATATATATGATATTCTTCCTAAATTGACGCGTTCAAGATCTAAAAAATCAATTGGAGATAATATTGAATCTATTGTAAAAATCTTTTGAAAAAGTTCATTTTGATATGATATCTTTTTAAAGATTCCTTCTTTATAATGATTTATCTGTATTGTTTGATGAGATAAATCCCATTGATTTGTAATAAAATCTTCATCAATAGTAAAATCTTGACTATGAAAAATGATTTCACTTGGATTATAATAACTAATTAATCTTCCAATTTCATCAATCCAATAACAATCATTTGATGGTTTTATTTCATGAATAAAACTTTTTCCTGTAGATAGATCAATTGTAGATAAACTTGAAAAGATTTTACTATTAATATTTTCAATATAAATACTCATGAAAAAGTTTTCATCTTTTTTATTATAATTTTTAAGAGTAGTTCCAGGAGATAATATTTCAGTTACTTTTCTTTCAATATTAGGAGGTTCTGTTATCTGTTGTATTAATACAATAGTATATCCATGGTTTAAAAGTTGAGTTACAAATTTATCACTATAGTCCATTTGAAAGCCAGCTTGAAGATAATTATGAATAGTATTTTTATTATCTTTCTTTTTATTTTTGACGGTTACAGCAATGCCTAATATATTTTGACATATATCATAAATAAACTTCTCACCAATATAATAATTGTCTTGAATAACAGCATAAAACTCATAAAAAGCACCAGCTTGAATCAAAATTGCGGTTTTATCACCATAAATATCATGATATTTGCGACAATAAGAGTCATATTCTTTTAAAATGCCCTTCGGCTGCTCCATATCTTTATAATATAATATGAGTATATTCTTTAATTCATTTATAAGTCAAATTACATTTACTACATATTTTTCTCAATTTTACATCTTTATGATAATTATAAAATAACTCTTCTATATATTTATCTTTTTCCCCAAAAATACATTCACAACCCCATCCTTCTTTTTGAGTGAATGTATTTTGTTCTGGTATATTGATATTATTATCTGTAATAAATCTTTGAACAATAGATTCAAACTTTTCAGGATAATGATCTATATGAATACCATTATTAAATATTTTTTGTTTATATATATATATAGAGGGAATGGATGATAATAGCTTGCTTATGATTATTTTGGCGTTTATCTTGGGATGTATGTGTTCAGGAATGATGAAGCAGATGTGTGGATGTCGATTGGTTGAAGGGTTTAGCGTCTTGGGAGTGAAGGAAGAAGGTGAATCATGTACGTTTGACGTCCAGTGCAAACGCACATTGAAATGTGACGGAGGGTCTGGGCGTGATCATGGTTATTGTCGTAAAGGGCTAGAGGAAGATGATGGCATTATAGCTACAGCTACTGAAGATGTATTTCGTGGACACCTTTTTGACACTGATGATTCCCTACTTGCTCATGTGGAAGACGCCGTGCAAAATGCATAAAATGAAATTATTAAATATTTTTTTACATAAAATACACCCTTTTTGTGATACTATAGAGTTTCTAAAATTAAGTATTTGAGGCTCTATTATATGTCGGAGAGCTGCTCGAAATAATTGTTCTTTATTTTTACCCTTTCCTTCACAACAATAGACCCAACTTATATCAATAATTGTATCATCTTCCTTTTTAATCCATAATCCAATTCCATTTTTATATTTATTTATTCTAGTAAAAAATCACATATATTCAATAATTTTTCATCTTTTTCTGGATGTCTCTGACACAATTTAATTAATTAATTCATTAAATATATCAGTTTTATTACTAATATCGTAATCTTTTATACTATTAATTTCACCTATTTTATTAAATAATGAACGATAATAATCTTTAGAAGCTTTTACGGATTAAAAGTGTGATATCCCTCAATTATGACTGGAGTCCTTTTCCCCATATCTTTATGATATAATATGAGTATATTCTTTAATTCATTTAATGAATAAATTTGAATCTTATGATGATTAAAGGTAATATAAAAAATAAATATGACTCTGTATTCAAGCTCGATGATAGATCGCGATGGTTGGTCTACCGAGTTTGGACCTCAGGGAGGAGAGAAGGTGGATCATTCTTTGGGTATCACTGTGTGTGATAGATCAAGGAAGAAAGAGGCTGTTTCTCTTCTGAAAGAGGGAGATATTGGTATGTTTTATAGCAAGTCAAAGAGTGTTGATGATTTAGGAATCAATTGTGATCATTGGAGGAAGGTCCTTTCAAACTTTCATCCGGTTGAGGTAGAGATTGATGGGTGTAAGTATCCATCTCCAGAACATGCGTTTCATGCTGCGAAAGTGAAGTGTTCATCAGATCCAGGAAAATCTAAAGAGTTTGAAGTGGGTGGAAGTATATCTCATGGACCTGCTGCGGCAAAAAGAATGGGTGGAAAGGGTGGATTCAAACAGTTAGGAATTGAGTTGGATGTAGATAAATGGAATGCGGTTCGAGATGAAGAAATGTTGAAGATCTTGAAGTACAGATTTGAAAATGAGGAATTATTCAAGATGATATTGATGGAGATATCGAAAAAGAAGATCACTCTACTACATTTTGAAAGAAGTGGAAAAGGGTCTTATTGGGGTGGAGCGATAAGAAAAGAAGACCATCAGGTAGTTGGAAGAAATAGATTGGGAGAAATGATGATGAGTTTAGTATAGATAATTATAGTTTAAAATATTTCATTGAGTATATATTTTTTAATGATATATTATATATATATGGAAGGTTATGATCCAATCTTTTTAGAGTTTTATCTGATTAAAGAATGGTTAAAAGAAAGTGAAGAAAACTTTGTCATATTAGGTGATTTTACGTTTGAAAAAAGAAAAGTGAAAGGTGTCCTTTTAAAGAAAAGCTATTTTTTGAATGAAAATATAAATGATATTTACAATCTGTGTGCCTTTAGCAAAAATGGTGATTTATTACCAAAATATACAGTACAGTCTTCTCTATATAGAAATATTGGTAAATATGTACAAGATGATAAATCAAAAGATAAATATAAAATGATTGATGATAAAGCACTTATAAAATCACTAAAAAAGAAAAAGAATATTTATGATATTATATGTGCAAAAGATAAACAGTCATTTATTAGTCGTGAATTATTACAAATGTCTAATATAGGGTTATTTGAAGAAAAAGGTGTGAAGAAATCTAAAACACATAATTTTTATACACATTATGCAAAGGCTGTTAAAGGTTATGAAGATGTTTTTTTTGATGCTAAGATATCAGAGGCTTTAAGAGATTATGGAGAACATATGTACCAAGCTATGAATGGATATTTAAGAGAAGGAGATTCTTTTTTAGAAGATTCAAGTAAATGGGATTATGTAAGTGTCATGCCGGCATGGAAATTAACAACACCTCCCAATACATTGGCCCATCAACACGAAGAAGCAATTCCAATTGTAAAACAAAAAATTAAAGAGATTGATAGATGTTTCTTACATTATGCTGAAAGAAATGAAGTTGATTATAAACCCTTTTATAGAGGACAAAGAGGTTTTTTTACAGATGAACATAATAGAAGGCTTGTAGATGTTGGAGATAAATATTGTATTAACAATTATATATCTATTTCATTATCAAAAAGTGAAGCAAAAAAATTTGTCCATAAAAACAAAAACCCCTGTTGTTTTCTAACTATTTATGTAGATAAAGGTATTCCTATGATAAATATGGCGACTAACTCCAAATATATTGGAGAAAAAGAATATTTATTACCACGAGATCTAATACTTACTTGTGAAAAAGTAGTAGAAAATGATGAAGGTATTGTAGTTGAACAAACTATAAGAGTAAGTGCCAGAGATAAAAATCAGTTTAAAGTAAATACAAATTGTACTGATTATCCGGTTTGTGAAATAAAACCATCCAAAATAAAGATGAAAGATTTAGATAAAGGAGTAGTAAATGATAATTATACAGGCAATTTAATTGAACCAGATGAAGTAATAAAAGAATTAAAACCAGTTTCTAATACTAAGCCTAAAAAGACCGAATTAGATAAAATACACGAAGAAAGCGATATTATTTATAAACAAATAACGGATAAAATTGGAAAAAAACAGGCTATGGCAATATTCCTCAAGATTCTTCATGATACTAATGAACTATATGATAATAATACATCTGAAATAGAGAAGTCAAAGTATATGTTATACAACCTCAAAATATTTTTAGGGAAAAATGTAAATGGGTCTACTGATAATAAACCTAAGAAAATATGTCCTCCTGGAAAAGAATTGAATCCTAAAACCAATCGTTGTAATAAGATTAAGACTCCCAAGAAAGAAAAGGTTAGTAAACAGAATACGACTACAGAAAATAAACCCAAGAAAGTATGTCCTCCAGGGAAAGTATTGAATCCTAAAACTGGAAGATGTAATAAGATTAAGACTCCCAAGAAAGAAAAGGTTAGTAAACAGAATATGACTACTGAAGAAATGGTTGCATCTGTTCAACCTCAAAAATTATGTCCTCCAGGTAAAAAACTCAACCCTAAAACCAATCGTTGTAATAAAATAAAGATCCCCAAGAAAGAAAAGAAATCAAACAAATATGATGGTATTATAACAGATGTTTTGGATAATTTGATTACTATTAATGGACATGGTTCATTTAGTTCTAAAAAAATAAAAGTCCCGGAAGGTTTTCAAGTATTAATTCCTCATAGAAATGGTTTAGATGTAGACTATACTACACCCGATGCTGATAAAGGTAAATTATTTGAAGAAGACTTATATAAGAAAGGATATTTAAATTATAAAGAAGGTTGGAAACTTTATTTACCAGGCGATGATATTAATAATTTAGGTATATATGTGTTTCATGATGGGGCTTCATGTCAAACGATTAATGATTATCATACTCTTCAAAAGGATTTAATAGAAAAATGTGAAGGTGATCATAGTTATGATAAGTTCTGTCCTCTTTATTGTACTCAATTTGTAGATAATGAGTTCAAACATCTACCTTATAAGGGTAAAAGGAAATTAAAAATTAAAGCTTGTGGACACTATAAATTAAATGATTTATTTAATAATTTAAGAAAAAGTTTGAATAAAATACCTGAAATTCATCGAAAAAAAATATCACCTTCAAAGGATGAACCGATTGTTCTCATACCATTTACATGTAATGATTCTGGAAATTCAATGTCAAATTATTTTGATCACAATAATCACAAAAAACTGAATACTATTTATCAAGAGTTGGTTAAAAATAGATAAAGATATAAATATATTTATTATATAAATGTGGATATGTGAATATTTTCATATATTGATGGATGTAATTCATGAAAGAGATATGTTAATGAATCAAAAATCATGGTTTAGTGATTTACTTTGATTTTTTAGTTTGTTTCTTTTTATGTTTTTTAGTTTGTTTCTTTTTAGGTTTTTTCGTGTGTTTCTTTTTAGGTTTTTTAGTTTGTCTCTTTTTAGGTTTTTTAGTTTGTCTCTTTTTATGTTTTTTTCCGGCTTTTATGGAAAATATACCCATATCAGTTATTCCCTCTAATATTTCATTTAGATCATATAATCCATATGCTTCGCGAACTCTGGAATCAACAAACTCTTGATAATCTGGGGTATCTCGTAAGTCGTATCCATCATCTTCATCTATCTTCATAGATTCTACTACGTGTGTTTCGGGGATTCTACCACAAAAAATTTCGGTTGTTTTACCATCGATCTTTCCGTGCTTTATTTGATCATTAATATCGATAAGTACATCGTTAACTGCTTGAATTTGTTTTATTGGTGAGTCTTGTCCAGAGTATCCAAGTATTTTAATTTCTCCATATGCTGCTTTAATTCTTTTAACCAAGAATTGAAACTGAGACTCATCGACGCCACTCACCCAATCATTTACAATATGTATAGCATTACTATATGGATTATTTGTATCTTTAGAATGTCTCATATACATTAAATAAATTGCCCCAGCAATAATTTCTGATATTTCTTTATCTTGTAATATACCTGTAACAAGTCTTTTTATATAATTAGACATTGGATCTTCATTCCTTTCAGCATTAGGTTCAGATTTAGATAATAAAGCAAGTCCCTCTGCTCCCTCCATTGTTGTAGTTCTTCTAAGAACTGGTTGTCCTTTGTCCCTTGATAGGTCTAATAA